TTATAAATCTGAAGCACATGGCAGCAACAGATATAGCACTATGTTTTGGAGTGCCCAGTCAATTAGTGGGAGTGCCTGATTCACAAACCTATGCCAACGTAGCCGAAGCAAGGCTTGCCCTATATGAAGAAACAATTATTCCACACCTAAGAAAGATAGAGTCTGACTTTAATGAATGGTTAGTTCCTATGTTTGGAGAGGATTTATACTTCTGTTTTGATATAGATAAGATTCCTGCACTAGCTGAAAGAACTAAAAGGACTTATGAGAATATAACCAGTGCGGTTAGAGAAGGCATTATGACTAGGAATGAAGCTAGAGAGCAAATAGGGTTAAGTCCTATTGATGGCGCAGATGACTTATATATATCAGCTAATTTATTCCCTATAGGAGAAGAACAAACACCTCAAGTACAAGACCCTATAGCTGAAGAAGAAATAGATGATTATGATGTAACTGAAGAATTTCCAGTTGATGATGATGAAAAGGCAGTGCTAGACATTAAGAATGTCGTTAGCTAGGAAAGAGTTTCGTAACATAAGAAGGGGGAGAATAAGTGCCCTCAGAGAAGTACGCAGACAGCAGAGATTAAGAAATAACTTAGAAAGACAGTTATACAAAAGGTTAACTTCTTTATTCCGTAAATTCGTTAGAACTAAAGCATATTTAATTAAAGAATATGGTGTGTTTGATTTGAACTCAGCCATACAAGACCTTAATGAAGAACTATTACCTACCATGTCCCAACATTATAGAAAGGTATTTAGAGCCATATATCAGAGTGCCAATGAACTACATGACAAAGGAACTAAAGAAGAAGAAGTGTTTGTTATGGGTAGAAGCGTAGACTTTGAAGCGGTGGTAGCCAGTTATTACTCTGGCAGAGCATTGGTGCTTAGTGGAATATCACAACGTATGGCTAATAGAGTTAATAGAATAATTATAGAAGGTAGGGAAAATAATTTAACTCTTTCGCAAATAGCTAAAAATATAGCAGACAAAGTATTGCCTATATCTAGAGGAAGGGCAGCTACAATAGCAAGAACAGAAACACATAACGCTGCAAGTTTTGCTAACCACAGCTATTATGAGAATGCACAAAGCAACTTAGGACTAACCTTAATCAAGAAGTGGGTATCAACTAGTGATGCTAGAACTAGGTCTGCTCATTCAGCAGCAAATGGGCAAACAAGAGGTATGGAAGAAGATTTTTTAATAGGTGGTGCTCCTATGGCTCATGCAGGCGACCCTAAAGGTGGTGCTAAGAATGTAATTAATTGTAGATGTGTCATTATTTACGCAGATGAACAAGATGTTGTGTTAGATTAATGATTCAGATACTATATATAGGTATAAATTTGGAGATAGCACTATGAACAGTGAATTAACATCTAATGAGCCTGATTTAGCTGTCCGTACAGACGAGTACGATTCCCAAGAAGATTCTATACAGAATGACGAAAATCATATAAAGGAAGTTGAAATAACTGAAAGTTCTTTTGTGGAAGAACTGGGCGTTGATACAACTATAGAACAAACCGAAGAAAAAGAAGAAAAGAATTACATTGAAGTTAAGTCTGAATTAAAGGCAGAAGCTGAAGATGGAATCTTTGAAGGTTATGGTTCTGTATTCAACAACACTGACTTAGGAAATGACGTCATTAAAAGCGGAGCATTTACTAAGAGCCTTGATGAAAGAGGTCACAAAGGTGTAAAACTTCTCTATCAACATAAGTCCGATATGCCAATAGGCGTATTTGATGAAATCAGGGAAGATTCTCATGGACTATATGTTAAAGGCAGGCTTGCTTTAGGAACTACAGCAGGTAAAGATGCCTACGAATTATTAAAGATGGGTGCTCTTGATGGTCTAAGCATAGGCTTTAGAGTAAACCCCAAAGCAGTTTCTTATGATAAGCGTAAAAATCAACGCATTATCAAAGAGGTAGATTTAATGGAGATTAGTCTCGTTACTTTTCCGATGAACCCAAAAGCTACAGTTCGTCAGGTAAAGGGAGATGAAATCTCTATTAGAGAATGGGAGAATGGAATGCGTGATGCTTTCAATTTATCTCGTTCAGAATCCAAGATAGCAGCAAAAGCTGTCAATCAGGCGTTTTGTCAGCGAGATGTTGATGCTAATGCTGAAATGGTAGACGCCATTAAACAATTAACATTAACCATTAACCAACTCTAAGGAGCAATTATGTCTGAAGATATAAAAAATGCTATTCAAGAAATGGGTCATACTTTTGAAGAATTCAAAAAGGCTAATGACGAAAGGCTTGAAAGCATAGAAAAAGGGCAAGATGTTGATACTTTGGTTGACTCAAAACTATCAGTTATTGAAGAAAAACTGAATGGTCTTGAAGATATTAACCAAGAAATCACTCTAGCCAAACAGACACAAGAGGACATCAAAGGGCAGGTTGAGCAACTAGAAACAGTCATGAAAAGACCTACTTCTGGTTACGAAGCCAAGCAAATTGACGATTCATGTGCTGCTTTTGAATCTTATTGCAGAAAGGGACTAGAAGGTCTTGATGATGCAGAGAAAAAAGCATTAACAGTCAGCAATGACTCAACAGGTGGATATTTAGCACCGCCTGAATATGTGAGAGAGTTACTAAAAACAGTAACAGAAATCTCGCCTATTCGTTCAATCGCTAGAGTAAGAAGCACTGGACAAAGATCAATCCAAGTGCCTAAGAGATCATCTCAATTCTCTGCCTCATGGGTAGCAGAAGCAGGAACTAGGTCTGAAACCACAGGTTACAATGTGGCTTTAGAAGAACTACCTGCACACGAGCTGTATGCCTTAGTAGATATTTCTGAGCAAAACTTAGAAGATACTGTCTTTGATCTAGAATCTGAAATGCAATCAGAGTTCGCAGAGCAATTTGCGAAGGCTGAAGGTTCAGCATTTGTTAGCGGTAACGCAGTTGGTAAGCCTGAAGGTTTATTAACTAATGGCGATGTTAGTGAATCAAGTTCAGGTCATGCTAGTACACTACTAGCTGATGGTCTGATTACATTAGTTCACAGCATTAAATCTGACTACAGCAGAAATGGTACTTTTGTTTTTAACAGAAGCACTCTTTCAGCTATCAGAAAGCTAAAAGATACTGCAGGACAATATGTGTTCCAAGCAGGTATGTCTCTACAAGCAGGTGTTCCTAATACTATATTAGGTTTCCCTTACATAGAAGCAACTGATATGCCAGATGTAGCAGCTAATGCTTATCCAGTGCTATTCGGTGATTTTAGAAGGGCATACATGATTGTAGACAGGGTGGCTTTATCCGTTACGAGAGACCCATTCACACAAGCTACTTCAGGTAATGTTAGATACATTGCTAGAAGAAGGGTTGGTGGACAGGTAGTTCAGGCTGAAGCTGTTGTTAAACAAAAAGTATCTGCGTAAGCAAGGAGTAAATTATGAAAGACTTATCTAATAATATAAGCCCTGCTGTTTCCCTTATCAATGCGGTGAAAACTGCTGCAGGTAATGGTACTGGCGTTGACCTACAAGGCTACGAAGGTGCAACTGTATTAGTTGATGTTGGAGCAGAAGGAGACACTCTTTCTAGTTCTGTTTATTTTGAGGTTTCTTTAGAACACTCAGATGATGACTCAACTTATACTGATTGTGCTCAAGCTGATATAGTAGATGGAACAATCTCCGCAGGGGGAATCTTCCTAAAACTTGATGGAACTGCTAATGGGAATCCTGATTCCGCAGGCGGTATCTTCAGAGTTGGCTATGCAGGCAACAAGAGATACGTAAGAGTTGTACTGGCTAAGACTGGAACTCATTCTAACGGAACACCTTTGGGTGCTATGATCGTTAGAAGTAGTGCTAGACATAGTACAGACAACGCTTTCACAGCACATGACGCTTAATTAAGCATAAGATTGTGGGGGAGCAATCCCCCACTTCCTTTTAACTTGGAGATATAGATGGCTAATAAAAAATACAAAATGATAGTCCCAAAAGCAGGTGCAGCCAATAAAGATGGCACTGACACTATGCTTTATGGAGTAGGAGAAGTCTTTGAAGCAAAAGAAGATTTCCAAAAGGAATTAATGGAAGTATTCGTAGAAAACGGACACGCAATGGAAGTTAAGGTTGCAGGCGGAGCAGAAGAAACAGGTGAGCCAGTAAGAGCAAGGAATGATAAAGGTCAGTTGATAGGAGATGACCCTGATACACCTGATGTTAATGAAGCGTGGGAAGGCGGAGAAGCACCTAAGAAACCTGCCAAAAAGACTACGAAGAAGAAAACCACTAAGAAAAAATCTTAGTAACTTGTACCCTAGTTCACTTCTAGGTGTCAAAGACATTTGAAAGTGATATTATTAATTAAGCAGACGCTAAAGATGGTAGATACCATGCAAGTAAAAGGGAAACTATATGAGTGCAGGTTATCATCATTTTATAATAGAACAGGGGGCTACATTTGGTCAGGTTCTAACGCTTAAAGATTCAAGCGACACAGTAATCAATTTAACTGGCTATACGTCAGCAGAAATGGACTTGAGGGAGACTCCTGAGAGTTCTTCAGAAGTTCTAACACTAACAACAGCAAATAGCAGAATCGCATTGGGCGGTGCTGCAGGCACAGTAACACTTAGCATAACAGCAGCCGATACAGCCAATTTAACGGCAGGAGAGGGCGTTTTTGACCTTGAGGTTACAGATGGCTCATCTGGTGTATATCGCATCTTAGAAGGCACTTATGCAATTAGAAGGAACATAAGCAGATAATGGCTATATCAAAGGTATCAACGGCTAATACTAGCACCATAAATAAAGTAGTTGTTTCAGACACAGATGCAATAAGTGTAATAACAGTAGGAACGCAGGGTCTAGCAGGAGCAGCAACATTATTAGGGGCAACTACAGCAGAAGAAACAGTAGGCTCTGGTGATGCTAGTGCCACAATAATATATGACCACACTAACGCAAGATGGTTAGCCACAACATCAGATAACGCTACCTCATTAAGCACTAAACTGGCAGGACTATTATTCACAGCAGGTGGGGCAACAGTTACAGGAATACTTGATGAAGATAACTTAGGTAGTGACAGCAATACCAAACTAGCCACACAACAAAGTATCAAGGCATACGTTGATGCACAGGTAACAGCACAAGACCTAGACTTTCAAGGTGATTCAGGTGGTGCTTTATCCATTGATTTAGATTCAGAAGCATTTACCTTCACAGGCGGTACAGGAATAGATACATCTGGTAGTGGTAATGTAATGACCTTTGCCATAGATAGCACAGTTGCTACATTAACTGGCTCACAAACACTAACGAACAAAACATTAACCTCACCAGTATTCAATACAGCAGTTTCAGGTTCAGCAGTATTAGATGAAGATGATTTATCTTCTAACAGTGCAACCAAGATAGCTACACAGCAATCTATCAAAGCCTATGTAGATGCCCAAGTAACTGCCCAAGATTTAGATGCCACTACGGATAGTGGAACAATAGCAATAGATTTAGATAGTGAAACCCTAACGATAGCAGGTGGGGAAGGTATAGATACTTCAGCAACCTCTAATACGATAACCATAGCTGCAGAAGAAGCTACCAGTAGTAATAAAGGTGTGGCTTCATTTGATGGCACGGACTTTACTGTTTCTTCAGGGGCAGTAACAGTAAACGCAGAAAGGGTACAAGATATAGTAGGTGCTATGTTCTCAAGCAATACAGAAACAGGTATTGCAGCTACATACGAGGACGGAGATGGAACAGTTGACTTAGTTATAGGTTCAGGGGTTATAACTAATGCAATGTTGGCAGGCTCTATAGCAAATGCCAAATTAGCCAATTCATCAATCACAGTTTCAGATGGTAGTAATACCACAGATATATCATTAGGCGGAACAGTAACTTATGCAGCAGGAGAAGGCTTAGACGTAGCAGAATCAAGCGGAACAGTTACCTTTAGTGCCGAAGATGCAACTTCTAGTAATAAAGGGGTAGCTAGTTTTGATTCAACTGATTTCTCAGTAAGTTCAGGCGCAGTAACACTGGTAGTAGAAAGAATATCAGACATTGTTGGCTCTATGGTTACTTCCAATACGGAAAGTGGCATAACAGTCACCTATCAAGATGGAGATAACACCTTAGACTTTGACGTAGGTGATTTTGATATTGCCCTAACAGGAGATGTTACAGGCTCAGGAACAGTAACCAATCTAGGCAACGTATCTATATCTACCACAGTTGCAGCCAATTCAGTTGCACTAGGTACAGATACAACTGGTAACTACCTATTAGAAATAGCAGTAGGTGAAGGGTTAGACGTTTCACACACTCAAGGGGAAGGTAGTACAGCAACATTATCAGCAGAACTTGCTACAGAGACTAATGCAGGGGTAGCCACATTTGACGGAACTGATTTCACAGTATCTTCAGGTGATGTAACCATTAATGCTGAAAGAGTCCAAGACATAGTAGGAGCAATGGTAGGCTCTAACACGGAGTCAGGAATAGCGGTAACTTACGAAGATGGTGATGGTACTTTAGATTTTAACGTCAATGACCCAACCATAACCATTGATGGTGATATAGATGGTAGTGCCACTATGACCAATCTTGGCAATACAACCATTTCTTTAACATTAGACACAGTAAA